GACTGGTGGGATGTTCCCGGTCGTGATGAAAAGTGGAAGAAACAGACTGTTGCCAATACATCTGAACTTCAATTTGAACAAGAGTTTGGAAACACTTTCTTGGGTCACAGTGATACCCTGATTGCTACTGATAAACTTCTAGGTCTAAAGGCAAAAAGCCCAATAGAATACAAAGAAGATTTGGGTCTGAGATTCTATGACAAACCAGAAGAGGGTCATCGATACATCATGACAGTAGATACCAGCCGTGGTCGTGGGCAGGACTATTCTACCTTCAATATCATTGATGTAACTGCAAGACCATTCAAGCAAGTTTGTGTCTATCGAAACAACATGGTCTCACCACTGCTGTTTCCTGATATCATTGTGAAGATTGCAAATCTCTATAATGAGGCAATGGTTCTGATTGAAAGCAATGATGCTGGACAGGTAGTATGCAATGCGGTCTACTATGACCATGAATATGAGAACACCTTTGTGGAGTCTTCAATCAAGCGTGGTGGCATTGGTGTTACGATGACCAAGAGAATCAAAAGAATTGGTTGTAGTAACCTCAAGGACTTGATTGAGATGAGTAAAATTGAGATACGTGATGCACACACAATTGAAGAACTTAGCTGTTTCTCTGCAAGGGGTGGTTCCTATTCAGCAACAGAGGGTAATCATGATGATTTGGTGATGAACCTTGTCCTGTTCTCATGGTTTGCGTCCAGTGATGCATTTGGTGATATGGTGGAAGAATTGGATTTCAAATCCATGCTCTATGCGGATCGTTCCAAGGAGATTGAGGATGATCTGGTTCCTGCTGGCTTTTTCTCTGCTGGAAATACACAATCAAATGACTATGATGAGATTATTCGTCAGAGACAAGAATGGGATGACCTTTGAAGAATGAAAAATTATAAATAGAAGACATGATTAAAAAAAGCTTGTAATGTTCAAACCACTTATTATTAACCTTAACGAGAAAGATAAACAAAAATGGGATTTCTAGTTTCACCGGGAGTCGATATCAATGAGATCGATTCTACGAATGTAATTCCGGCAGTCTCCACTAGTATTGGTGGGTATGCAGGAAGATTTAGGTGGGGACCAGTTGGTGAGCTAACTCTTGTCTCTTCTGAGAAAGAGCTTGCTTCAACTTTTGGTGCTCCAGACACTAATAACGCAGAGTCTTTTCACACAGCCGCAGGCTTTCTGAAGTATGGTTCCGCACTTCTGGTTTCCAGAGCGGGGTCTGCATCAGACACTCATGCATCCGCTGGAGTTGACTCTGATGAAAGCGGAGACGAAGACTCTTCAATTAGAGCCAAGTACAAGGGAGCACTTGGTGACTCACTGAAGGTTGGTTTTGCTCATGCTGATAACTTCTTTGAAGATAGCGGAGATGACACGCTGGATAACTTCTTTGATGCTGCTCCCGGCACATCCACATTTGGTGCAGCTAAAGATTTCACCAATGACGAAGTTCATGTCATTGTGGTTGATGAAGATGGTCTCATCACTGGAACTGCTGGAACTGTTCTTGAAACATTCCCTAACCTTTCCTTGATTGGAAATGCAACTGGTGATGATGGAACAAACATTTACTTCATCGATTACGTCACTGCAAATTCAAACTACATCCATCTGACATCCGATGCGTTGGCTGGTGTATTTGATTCTGGAACAATCGGAATTACTGCTGATGGAGCAAATGGTCAGACATTTACTCTTGATAATGATCACGATGAGTCAAGCCTTGGAACCTTTGGCGGTATCTCTCTGACTGGTGGCGAGGATGGAACTCCCACTACTGGTGAAATCACAACTGCTCTTAACTTCTTTGATGATGCTGAGAATGTTGATGTGAATCTTCTCTTTGCACAGGGAACCGATTCCGTCACATTTGGAGACCTTAAGACAATTGCTGAATCCCGTAAGGATTGTGTTGCGTTTATTTCCGCATCAACTACAGATGACTCGGCAGTCGATGTGACTACAACAGTTGGTTCTCAGGACTCCAGCTATGTTGTTGCTGGTTCTTCAGCACTGTATGTCTACGACAAGTACAATGACAAGAACATCTTTGTTCCTTGCAGTGGTCATCTTGCTGGTCTTTGTGCTCGCACTGATGATACCAATGATTCTTGGTACTCTCCTGCTGGATATACACGAGGACAGCTTCTTGGAGTCATTAAGCTGAAATGGAACGCTAACCAGACTGCAAGAGACGAACTCTACAAGGCAAATGTCAATCCTATTGTAGCATTCCCCGGTCAAGGTATTGTTCTCTTTGGTGACAAGACCACACAGATTAAACCTTCTGCATTTGATCGCATCAATGTTCGTAGGTTGTTTATCACTCTGGAGAAAGCAATCTCTACTGCTGCCAAATATCAACTCTTCGAATTCAATGACGAATTTACTCGTGCCATGTTCCGCAACATGACTGAGCCATTCCTCAGAGATGTGAAGGGTCGTCGTGGTATCACTGATTTCTTGGTTGTTTGTGATGAGACAAATAACACTGGAGACATTATTGATGCCAATCGTTTCGTCGCTGACATCTACATCAAACCTGCTCGTAGCATTAACTTCATTACACTGAACTTTGTTGCTACAAGAACTGGTATTGAGTTTGATGAAATCGTCGGTCGTGCAGGTTAATAAATAGTAACATCTAAGAGAAAGAAAAAACTATTATGGCTAATATCGACGACTTTAAGTCAAAACTAGCAGGAGGAGGAGCGAGACCAAATCTGTTCAAGGTGACATGCAACTTCCCTGCTTATGCTGCGGGTGATAATGAGTTGGCATCTTTTCTGATCAAAGCTGCTGCCCTTCCTGCAAGTGTCATGGCTCCTATTGAGGTTCCTTTTCGTGGTCGCAAGATGAAAATTGCTGGTGACCGTACATTTGAACCTTGGACAATCACTGTTATCAATGATGGTGGATTTGTTCTTCGCAATGCTTTCGAGCGTTGGATGAATGGAATCAATGCTCATGTTGATAACACAGGTTTGCTTGATCCCCGCGATTATCAGACTGATATGAGCATTCAACAATTGGGTAGAGATGAGTCTGTTCTCAAGACATATGATCTCCGTGGAGTGTTTCCTACAAACCTCTCTCAGATTGAAGTCAACTATGAGACCAATGATGCAATCGAAGAATACACTGTTGAACTTCAGTATCAGTATTGGGAAGCAGCAGGAGTTACTTCCTAAGTAGTAGACTGAATAACGAATAAAACGGAGTGGGTGGTCTTCCACGATCACCCACTCCACACTCCAGACAATATAATTGATTAAACACGGCATTATGCTTTACAAACAGAACAATAATACCATCACCACAAGCTTGTGGCGCAAATATGCGAAATCTCATGGATTGCCGCAATTTTTAGGCAATTGCTTTCGGTTTGGTTCTTGGAGTAACTTTAAAAACCTCGTGATGAAAGGAAATCAATGAACTTCTTGGGTTGGGAGATCAGCAAGAAAATCAAAGGGTCTGGGCAGACCAAACAGGACTTGCCTGCACTGGTTCCTGATCAGACTGATGATTCAATTACAACCACGGCTGCTGGCGGTTTCTATGGGCAGTATGTTGACATTGGTGGCGGTGGTCAGATTGCCAATGAGAATGATCTGATTCGTCGCTATCGTTGGGCAGCATCACAACCTGAAGTGGACCAAGCAGTTTCCGATATTGTCGATCAAGCAATCGCAAGTGGTGAAACGAGTGCTCCTGTTTCTATCATCCTTGAAGATCTCGATCAAGCAGACGAGGTTAAAGGGGAAATAATTGATCAGTTCAATCATGTAATCAAGCTTCTAAACTTCAATCAGATGGCAGCAGATATCTTTCGTTCATGGTATGTGGATGGAAGACTCTTCTATCACCTGATGATTGACCCAAAGAATCCCAAACTTGGTATTCAGGAAATGCGTAAGGTTGATCCGCTTTCCATTCGCAAGGTAAAAGAAATTACCAAGAAGAAGAACCAAAAGACTGGTATTCAGGTAGAAGAAGTCACTGCCGAATATTATGTCTATGGTGACTATGAGACAACAGGTGTAGCGACAACTGGTGTTAAGGTGGACAAGAATGCAATTGTCTATTGCCCCTCTGGTCTTGTTGATGAGAATGGTGACAAAACAATTTCCTATATTCACAAGGGAATCAAGCTTATCAATCAATTGAGAATGCTTGAAGATGCCTTGGTGATTTACCGTATTTCCCGTGCTCCTGAAAGACGTATCTTTTACATTGATGTAGGTAACCTTGCAAAAGGCAAAGCAGAACAATACGTTCAGAGCATCATGTCTAAGTATCGTAACAAGTTGGTCTATGATGTTTCCACTGGAGAAATTCGTGATGACCGTAAGTCAATGTCAATGCTTGAAGACTTCTGGTTGCCGCGTAGAGAAGGTGGAAGAGGCACTGAGATCACCACTCTTCCCGGTGGTGAGAATCTTGGTCAGATTGATGATGTCATCTTTTTCCAGAGAAAGCTTTACAAGGCACTGAATGTTCCGATTGGTCGTCTGGAAACTGATACAGCATTCACTGTTGGTCGTGCCACTGAAATCAATCGAGAAGAGGTTCGCTTTCAGAAGTTCATTGACAAGCTTCGTAAGAAGTTCTCGCGTCTTATTCTGGATACCCTGAAGGTCCAGTTGCTTCTCAAGGGTGTGGTGACTGAAAAGGATTGGGAAGTGATTCGTGAAGATATCAGTATTGACTTTCTTGAGGATAACTATTTTGCTGAACTCAAGGAAATGGAGATTCTTCGTGAACGTATAGAGATGCTTGCACAGCTTAGTGAGTATGTCGGCACATACTACTCTAATGACTGGATTCGTCGCAATATTCTTCGTCAGGACGATGAAACCATCGAGAAGCTGAAGAAGCAGATTGAAGATGAGAAGAAATCCGGTGAGATCGTAGAGCCTGAAGAGGGCGAATTTTAACAATTGGAAAAATCAAATATTATAAATAGAAGTTATGAGCGAAATCAAAGATTTACTACAGAGCATTACAAGTGACAATCAAACAAAAGCCAAAGAGCAGTTCGACGCAATTATTGCAGACAAGGTTTCGAATGCACTTGATGCTCGTAAAGTAGCAGTCGCCCAAAAGAGGTTCAATACTGAACCACAAGGAGAACAATAAGAATGAAACTAATTTCAGAACACATCGAACAAGACCTTGGATACACCATCACTGAAGGTAAGAATGGAGCAAAGAATGTCTTCATTGAGGGTGTGTTCATGCAAGCGAACAAGAAGAATCGCAACAATAGAATTTACGAAAAGACAATACTTGAGGGCGCAGTCAACAAGTATATCTCTGAACAGGTGAAAACGGGTCGTGCTGTTGGTGAGTTGAATCACCCAGATGGACCTACGATTAACCTTGATAAAGTTTCACATCGCATCACTGAACTGAAATGGAACGGTGATGATGTTGTTGGAAAGGCACTCATACTCGATACACCGATGGGTAAAATCGTGAAAGGACTCGTTGAAGGTGGAGTGAAGTTGGGTGTCTCTAGTCGTGGTATGGGAACAGTCGAGATGAAGAATGGCGTGAGTCGTGTTAATAACGATTTCGTGCTTTCTACAGTTGACATCGTTCAAGACCCCTCTGCTCCCGGTGCCTTTGTTAATGGCATCATGGAAGGCGTGGATTGGGTTTGGGACAACGGGAAACTGACTGCTCGACAAATTGAAGAATACGAGACTGAGATCAAGAAGGCTTCTTCGGCATCGCTTGCTGAAGCACAAACAAAGGTCTTCGAAGATTTCCTCTCAAAACTCTAATCAGAAAGAAGTATACTAACATGGAAGAAAAACAAAACCCTGTTGAGGAAGAGCTTCAGAATGATGCAGAACTTGTTGAGGAAACAACTGAAGAAACTGCGTCTATCGAAGAAGCCAAGAAAGATGTAAAAGAAAAGACAGCCAAGGTCGAAGTTGCTCATGAAGATGAGGAAGAAGGCGACGGCGAAGCTGGCGAGGAAGAAGAAGAGGAAGAAGTCTCTGAAGCCAAGAAGTCTGTGAAAGAAATGGAGCATGGCGACGAGGAAGA